GGTGCAACTGCATGTTCAATGCTTCATAAGCTTTCTGCCAATACATCTCGGCTTCCGTGATTAAATTGTCCTCCTCCTTCTTGAGTGCCTGACAGGCCAGCCGGATCGCCGTGGCGTGTGGAATCTGGAGGATAGAGTTGTCATTAACTGGCTGGATGTATCGGAGCTTTCCACGAATCGTTACGGTTGTGGTATCGCAACCCCCTTCGGGGCCTTCACCGGAGGCGCTGCATCCTCCGCGTTTCAGGAACGGAATGATGCTCCTCCGGTATACGGGCACCGTCTCATCTGGCTCATAGTATGCCAACGGTTTTAAGGCCCCACCAGCCACAGTATATTCGTAGAGTCGAATCACCCTATTTGTGACTGGCTTAATCACCCCATACAGGCCGTAAGGCAACACTTCAAAGGTGCTGTAGGTGTAACCTCCGGCAGCCGGAAGACTGATGTATTCTCCCTCCTCACGCCCGCTCCCAGCGCCAGTGTAGACCTTGTTACCGGTACTGTTGTAGTATCGCAACAGGATCTGTGACCCCACCGCCTCGCTGCCATCAGCGTAAACGGCGATCTTCTTGCCAGTGCCAACTACATCATCGAAGGCTACCGCATTCTCTCTATCGACCAGGTTGCGCCCAATCCATCCGTCTTCCTCAGTTACGATGCCGGGCCCGCCATCCAGGAATTCATACCAACCATTGCGAATGTTGATCGGGCAACTACAGATAGCAGCCGCTTCAATCGTCTCCACGTCCCGGGGCCAAGTCAGGCAGGCTTCATTGACGCACACCGCGTAACGCACCATGCTGTCCACCCAGCGGCCAGAATACAGAAGGCGTTCACAGGCATCTCCGCAGTAGGTAAGAATGCGGGTGTCAGTACTGGACATGTTCAACACTCTGGCCAGACGCTCTTTGATGCTTCCAAATGTGACGCGCATTTAGATCCTTCTATAGATCCGGCTCGTGCGCCGTAGGAACCAGATGGTTCTCACAGGATGAATGATTGTAAATGCGTCTGGGTTTGCTTCACCCTCTCGGCCACCAGTTGCCCCAGTTGTCTTTTGCACCTCAGTCCCAGGGTCTGGCTGGTTTAATATCTGGCCACCATCCCCGCCAGTAGCACCACTGGTCCAAGCCTGAATGGTATGGGTATGGCGAGGCATCTCCTCGGACAATAGCGTATGCTTTTCCTCACCGTAATTGTTCCCAATCGATAACACCGTTCCGCTTTCTAGCGTGCCGGGCATGATTGGACTCTTAGCTTCCATCTCCGTGATCTTTTCCCAGAACGGACCGGCGATGTTGGTTATGGCAGCAGTTTCACCACCATCAAAGGCGTCAATAGAGGCTTCTGTCCCTTCATACATGCATACCAGTCCTGTTGGCAGTGGATGCTTGCTCAGCCAGTAGCCGCCTGAATACTGATAGAGGGCGTCTGGAGTTCCATCGGAGTTTGTCCGAATCCAAGGCTTATCCCGGTTGTCGGCGCTTGGAACGGAGTTACCGACGTTGAATGTGTTGAGTGTGCCGGAGAGGTTTGCCGTTAGATAGCTTACCAACAGCGGCCAATCTTGCTGCGGGTTTGAATAACAAAGCGTTCCGGGAAGGTTGGCTATGGAGATGATTACGTTTCCCATTAGAAATTAACCTCCAATAGCTTAACAAGGGCCACCCAACGGATATTGGTTGCAGCAATTCCAGTCACTGTGATTATAAGCGCATCATTTGGATCATCAGCCGTTACAACAACAGGTGTTCCCGGCAATGTAGCTCCATCAAATAATTCCGTAGTCGTTACGGCACTTGCGGTAGTTGCTCCGGCGTTATTTCGTATTACACCCTGACTGGTGTAAATCGCATCCAACCCCGCGCTGGTCCTAGCAATAACGCGGATGTCAAACATCCAACTGGTATTGTTTGGAATCGTGCAACGCAATGCTGCTCCATCTAAGAATAATTCAGATGGAGTGGCATCGGTGGTGGCTCTGCGCATTAGCAATTCGCTGGCTTGTGCATCGCCAACGGCTAGGAATTGACCCGAAGCATGAGCCACTTGGCCGTACTTATTGGCTGATGCGCGCAGTCCACCAGGCACTACAGAGTAATCCGCCGTCGCTGAATTATCCTGGCCACCAGCCACTACTGAGTTAGTGCCACCAGCCGTATTGCTGCCTCCGCCACCAATAAATGATTCCACCCCTGTGGCATCATTGTTATCCCCCCCGACCACTGATGATTGGGTGGCGCTGGCTGTGTTGCTATCTCCACCACCGATAAAGCTCTCCTGACCACTGGCGGTGTTGTTCTCGCCGCCAACCACCGTGGCTCGCTGATTGGCCCCGCCCCCATCACCAGCCGTGTTCTGTCGTCCACCGCCCACGAAGGATTCGGCTGTCTGGCAAATGTTAAGCTCTCCTCCAGCAATAACGCCTTCCACAGCGACTCCAGTAATATTGTTGGTATTACCTCCGCCAATGGTGCTATTTGCGGCAGCGGCCACATTTCCGCTACCACCTGGAATAACTGACCCATCACCATTGGCAGTGTTGTTCTGGCCTCCGCCTATGGTGGAAACTAGGCCGCTTGCAACCTGGGTAACGGCGCTTCGAACGACCTGTAAATCGATTGCGTCTGACCCGCGAGCATTTCCTCCGCTGCCATCGGCTTGGATGGCCCCATTATCGGTGATGGTCACCTTACTGGGTTGGGCTGGAACAGGAAGTCCGGTTCCGCCATCAGCACGCATAACCCGGTTATCGGCTAAGTCGGTGTCGCCAGTCAGCGGTAGGGCCTTGAATGTCTTAACCCCTTCAGCATCTGTGGAGTCGTAGGCCAGCATGTGGCCGTTGGTTCCGGCTGGCACTGCAACCGTATCAGTGCCATTGCCCCACAGACTTGAACCAAGCGTATTACCAATACCAATCTTTGGGGCTGGATAGGTGCCTTTTAGATCACCGCTGGCCGCCCCTATCGTGGTGCCTGCGGGACCCTGAATGCCAGCAGGCATCAGTTTGGAACCGATGTTTAGGATGCTTCCCGGAGCGGAGTTCTCGATATAAGCACTGGTAGGAGTATCCTCCAGGTTTTTGAGCGTAACCGACGTTAAACCGCCAATGGCTGTTACTTCGAAGAAGGCGTGAACGGTTCCATCGGCTCTCGCTCCATAAAGCTTTTGGCTGATCGACATCCAACTGGTGTCACCAACAGTGGCTGTGTCTGTGCCAAGTTCAGCAGGTATAGTGAAGTCAACCGTGAAGAGTGTAAACGCATCTACACCGTCATCTCCATTAAGACCAGGATCGCCCTCCCCGCCGGGGGGGCCAGGCAGTTGTTGGATGATGATGTCATCGCAAGGTGAGCAGCATTGGTTTGGGCTTGGCAGAGTTCCAGCCATAAAGTGATTGCACGCTATCACTCGCCCCCCCACATTCAACACCTAAATGGCCCTCTACCATTATGAGTACGGCATCGAATCCCCAGATGTTCTCGATCAGGTACAGGTAGAGCTTGAGGCTTACAGACTGGACCTGACAGTTGAACAGGGCGGTTTAGGAGGAGCGGCGCACTTCAAAAACATAGCTGAAATCCTGTATGGACCCGAAAGCGAGGAACCATTCATCTGGCATCCGTGGGCGGAAAAGATGAATGAATGCGCCCACGCCCACCCAATTACTGGCGCCACTCGGCCTCATATCGCATTCAGTGGATGCGCTTCGTCTGGAAAGTCGATGTATGGAGCCCTCTTTGGGATCATTAATTGGCTGGCTGATCCACAGAACACATACGTCTTCATCACCAGTACCAGTTTGTCTGAGGCCAAACATCGTGTGTGGAAAAGTGTCATTAAGATGTTCAATGCGGTACCGCAACTGCCTGGAAAGCTAATCGATTCACTTGGCAAGATCCCAACCGTGCGTGCGGATGGTAACCATGACGATACATCCGGAATATTCCTGATTGCTGCTGCCCCAAGTAAAGAGGCCCAGGCGGTGGGGAAGCTAATTGGCAGGAAGAACAAGCGTGTCGTCTTCATCGCGGACGAGTTAGCCGAATTGTCGCCGGCTATCCTGGCGGCTTGTTTCGGTAACCTAATGGCCAATCCATTCTTTCAGTTCATGGCCATGAGTAACTTCAAGAGTCGCTACGATCCGTTTGGTGAGTTCGTGGCGCCTAAGGATGGTTACGACTCGATCAGCATCGATACCGACGAATGGGAGACAGAGAAGGGTTATTGCGTTCGCTTCGATGGCACTCGCTCTCCAAACATTCTCATGGGTCGAGATGAGTTCCCTTGGATTTACGGCTCCAAGCAGTTGGCAACGCACAAAAAGGATTTCGGTGAGAATAGCGCCATGTTCTGGAGGATGTGCCGTTCTTTCGAGGCGCCCATCTCCATCGATAACTCGATCTACACTGAGGCAGACCTACTCGCTGGTCAGGCTTACAAACAGATAATCTGGCTGGCTCCACCAACCCGTGTTAGCGCCATGGACCCGTCGTTCTCAAATGGTGGGGACCGCACCATTCAAATGATGGGTAGCTACGGGTTGTCCATAGATAACGTGTGGACCATCCAGGTTGATGAAATCCGTATACTGCACGAAGACGCCACTAAGCGGGTACCACGCGATTATCAGATCGCCAGACAGTTCCGAGATAACTGCATCGCTCTTGGCGTGGCTCCACAGCACGCAGCTCTGGACGTGACCGGCGCTGGTGCGCCTCTATATTCGATTATCTCTGAGGAATGGAACTCTCAGGTGCTGCCAGTCAACTTCAGCGGTGCACCAAGCGCAACCTTCGTTCGAGCCAACGACACGCTCATGGCCAATTCTCAGTTTGATCGGCGCGTGTCGGAACTGTGGTGGGTAGGCAAGGAGTTCATGAAGTACGGCCAGATTCGTGGCATCACCAAGGATCTGGCCCGCGAACTTAAAGCCCGCCACTACGAAACCGCTAAGGGCCCTGAAGGACTCAAGGTCTGCGTTGAATCGAAGAAGGACATGCGTGCTCGGCTGGGATTTAGCCCAGACCAAGGTGATGCCTGGGCGGTTATGGTGGAACTGTGCCGACAACGCCTTAGCGCATTGGCTGGCGGAACCGGTCTTGGACTAGTAGGTTCGCGAGAGGCGTTCGATAACGAACTTGAATTAGTAAACCAGATATACGCCAATGTGTCGTATGAAGAACCTCAATATCAGGAGGCACTGATTTAATATGCCATTAAAAGTTTCCTACCCTGACACTGTGGTGTCGCAGGGCTTTATCTACGTCCACACCCAAACCGGAGCCAGATTCCAAGCCATCACTGTTCCTTTATTGCGCGATAAAGTGGATGCCTACGTTAAGGCTAACGGATTCGTCCTGAACAACGAGGAATTCGAGGATAATATCTGCCGCAACACCCCCAACTGCGTTTGCACAGAAGCTATTAGGGGATTGGGAGACATTGTTCATGTGGTGCTAAACCCCATCTCCAAGGTTATCGATAACATGACCGGAAGCAACTTGCAGGGCTGCGGCGGATGTGCCCAGCGCCAAGCCAACTTGAACACCCTAGTGCCATTATGAGTGAAGGAACCGATGGATTGCTGACACTGACCGAAGACGGTCGTGTGCCCCACACCCGCATGTGTGATTGCCTGGAGGCGTCTTACCGCATTCAGCAGATGATGAATGCTGAGAAGCGGGGCCGATCTGGCCGACGCGCACTGGTTAAGGGACTGGTTGACGGTAACCCCCCTTACCGTGCCGTGGATTTAAAGCGTGCTGGCCGCGCCAACCAATGCAACGTCAATTGGCGAGTGAGTGAGATGTATCTCAATCAGGCCCGTGGCGCCTACTACGATGTATTCAGTGAGTCTCCTTCCTTCGCCACCATCCGTACCGGCTGGGGTAACTCAGACCAGCAAGAAATGTGGAGTCGCATCATTACCGAAGAATTTCAGTGGTTATTGATGCAGGATACCCAATGGGATTACGTCAATCAGATTAGCAATTACGAGATGGTCCTTTACGGTTCTGGGCCTCTCGTGTTTACCGATGACAGCGATTGGAGAAACGAGGCGGTGCTTAATCAGAACCTGATTGTGCCAGACTTCACCCTCTCTGATGTGAACCGGTGGGAGGAGGCCGTTATTGTCCGAGATTACCTCGCTCACGAACTATACGATTTCATTCGTAAGGAGGACGCCGCTCGGGCCATGGGCTGGAACATCGAATGCACCAAGGAGGCCATCATGCGGGCCCACCCCAAGATTGAGAGCAGTGGTCAGTATTCCTCCTGGGAATGGCATCAGCAGATGCTCAAGAACAAGAGCTATTGGTATTCAGCCCAATCAAAGGTAATCCAGTGCGTGCATTATTACTTCCGTGAGTTCCCGTTGCCAGGTGAAGAGGAGGGGCGTATCACTCATTGTGTTGTACCAAACCCCGAAGGCTTCCAGCAGACACAAACCAACTATCTCTTCCAGCACATCGGTAGGTTCAAGTCATGGCTGGACATCGTGCATCCCATGTATAGCGACAATGACGGCGGTGGTTATCACCATTCCGTCACCGGCATGGGGGTTAAGATGTATTCTGCCATGGAATATCAGAACCGGCTTCTGTGTAATCTTGCGGACAAAACCTTTGCGCCAAAGATCCTCTTCCGTCCAACTACGGCCAACGCCAACGAACAACTCAACATAATCCAATTCGGAGATTACGGAAAGGTGCCCGCACAGTTCGAAGTCCAGCAAATCCCCATCGGAAGTTATCTCGAAGATGGCCTTGTCTTCCACCGGGAGATGAGTCGGTTGGTGTCCTCTAACCTGTCCAGTTACACGCCCTCACTGACCAAAGAGAGCGGCAACCCAATCACCGCTTACGAAGCCAGCATCCGCGCCAGCGAACAGGCTCGCCTTGGAAAGACCCAGCTCAACCATTATTACAATCAGTTGGACCGGCTCTATGAGGTGAAGTTCTTGCGTGCCACCTGTCCTCGCCAAAACGGCTTTAAGCCTGGGGGTGGATTGGCCAAGCAGTTCCAGGATAAATGCGCCAAACGCGGTGTGCCCAGAATCGCCCTCGAACACATCGAATCGGTTAAAGCCACCCGCATTACCGGGCAGGGCAGCCAATTTATGCGCCAACAGGGCCTGGAAAAATTACTAGGCACACTGGCGCTATGGACAAGCGAGGCTGGACGCAACAATCTGCTGAGTGATTATATCGCCAGTATCGCCGGACAAGCATTGGTTGACCGCTACAATCCAGACATCGACATCGGCAGCAGCGTGGCTGACCAGCGTGCCTTTGCCGTATCACAGGTGGCCGGGGCCAAGGTCGGTGTTCCGCCTCAATTTACCGGCACTCAGAACAACCTTGTCTTCGCCAGCACGTTCCTAAGTGCAGCCGGAGACGCGGCCAAGAGTCTGGAGCAAGGCGGCAATCCCCAAGAAGTTTACGCATTCCTTGATGCCATTATGCCAGCCTTGGCGCAGCACCTGGAGAAAGCCAGCGCCGATCCGACTCGCGGAAACGTGGTCGAACAAATGCAACG